GAGACCAGTAGGACCAGATTCACAAACACCAATAAGTTTAGCAGTAGATAGATATATAAATATTGGTTTATCAAGTAGATATCCACAAAGAGCAGCATCAAATAGATTGCCTGGACCATCAAGAGGTGCAGGTGGTGTTGTTTGGAGTCAAACTTATGGCGGAACATTTAAAGGTACTGATGGTGCAATTAGAGGTCCATTAATAAATTGTTATATGGTAGATGAAGTTGGAGATGTAGGTCCTGCAAAAAAATGGGTTAACTGTCTTAATGATGCTAACTCTGATGGATCACTACCAGCATCTCAAGAACCAGTTACACCTATGACACCATTCATTGCTATAGGTAATCGTTCTAATACAGGCAATCAATGTAAGCTAACAGTAGATAGTCTGACAATAATTCAGGAGAGATAATGGCAACTAATTTTAAACAAGGTTTTACAAACATAGGAGATGGTAAAGAACATCCTATTGGCGATATTATTAAAGTACCTTTTCCAGGTAGAAACCAAGAATACTTTGATGACTTTCATTCATACGATACAAGATTTTATGAAAAAGGAGATATAGGTGGTTCTAATACTGTAGCTTCAGTTAATGGTGAAGCAGGCGGTGTTATTAGATTAACAACAGGAACTGGTGGTAGTGATGCTACTTGTTTAGCTTGGAAAGCTGGTGAGTCTGCAAAAGTAGGTAATTGGAATCCTGTATTAAATGGTAAAACAGATTTTATTTATAAAATTAGATTTAAAGTAAATTTAGATGCAGGAGCTACAGGAAATAGAAACAATGAAGCTTATCCAGTTATAGGTTTAATTAATGAAACGCAAGGAGCTAATACGTTTCCATTCTTAGCATTTGTTGGACAATATACTGGAGTCGCACATGAAAAAAATTCTGCAACAGTATATGGTAATACAGCTTTCTCAGGAAGATTAGGTAGTGCAACAGCAGACTTTGTTCCAAATATGTCTGATATAGGAGATGGTAATTGGCATACTTTAGCTATTCTTTATAGAACTGCAAAATCAGGTACTGGTAAAGAAGGTGTTAAACTGTCTAATCCAGCAGGTACACCTAAAGAATATGTTTGGTTATATGATAATCAAAGAATACAAACTATACACGAATATGCAGGTAGAATTAAATATGATAATGGATGGTCTGGTATATCAGAAGCTAACCCAGCTATAGGAACACCAGGAGCAGTATTAAATGTTGCTGAAAACGATGGCTTTTCTCCTTGGTTTGGAATTGCTAATGCAACATCTGGCATATCAGTTTCTATGGATGTTGATTATGTTTATCTTGCAGCAGAAAAACCTAAAGGGAGTTATTAATGGCTAAAGTAAAAATAATTGTAAAAGAAGGCACTAGAGTTAGAAAAGAACATGAAGCAGCTAATAAAGATGCTGCTGTTGAGTGGATTAAAGCTAACGTAGAAAATGGACATGAGTTTACAGCAGAGGAGATTGAATAATGGCAGATGCAGTAACAACACAAATTATTCAAGATGGACCAAGAAATGCTGTAATTAAATTTACAAACATAAGTGATGGCACAGGTGAATCAGCAGTTGATAAAGTTATAGTAGGTAACTTAAGTAACTTAGCTAATGGTCAACCTTGTACAGAAGTAGTATTGTCAAGAGTTCAATACTATATGAATGGTATGGATGTAACTATGAACTTTTCTGTATCATCAGGTACAGCAGGTTTTATAGCTAAATTAAATGAAAACGATTTAGGTGATATGGACTTTAGAGATTTTAGTGGCATACCTAATAATGCAGGTTCTAATAAAACAGGCAATATTAGTTTTACTACTACAGGTCATGGTGCTGGAGATACATACACAATTATATTAACCTTATTAAAAGCATAGGAGAAGTTATGGATAAATATATTATATACGGAGCAGGATTCCCACCTCAGTATTTTGTACTAGAGCAAGGAGAAGATGGTATCTGGAAATCAGTATTTGGACCTGATCCAGATTTAGTTGATGCTCAAGCAAAAGTAGACGATCTTAATGGTGTAAGAGCTAGAAATAATAAAGGTCAATTAGTTGCAGATGATCCATCTACACCTAATGTAAATGAAGCTTATGCTTCTGGTAAAGCACCAAAGAAAAAAGCAGCAGCAAAAAAGAAAGCTGCACCTAAAAAGAAAATAACTAAAAAAGGAGCAAAGTAATATGCCAGGTAAAATGATGAAAAAACCTATGTATGGTCATGGTAAAAAAACCAAAATGAAAGGTAAAAACTATTCAATGGGTAGAGCTATTGAAATGGGTAAAAGACCTGGAATGATGGGTGGCAAAATGGTTGAAATGGAACAAGATAAAGTTAAAAGACTTTATGGCGGTGGTAAAACCAAGTAACCATGGGCAGAGCAAAGAAAGACTCTCGTCTTAAACGAGCAGGTGTTTCTGGTTATAACAAACCCAAGCGTACTCCAAATCATCCAAAAAAATCTCATATAGTTGTTGCCAAAGAAGGTAACAAAGTCAAAACCATTCGGTTCGGACAAAAAGGTGCAAAGACAGCAGGTAAACCCAAGAAGGGTGAGTCTGCTCGTATGAAAGCAAAACGTAAATCTTTTAAAGCACGACATGGTAAAAACATTAGAAAAGGAAAAATGTCAGCAGCATATTGGGCGGATAAAGTAAAATGGTGATGTCACGAGCAAACTTTAGTAAAATGACTAGGAGTGCTCCAGCAAAAGGAACTAATATGAAAGAAATACCAGAAGGAAAAAAAGGCAAAGGTTTAAAACAGTTACCTAAATCTGTTCGTAATAAAATGGGTTTTATGAAAACTGGTGGTTTAACTAAAGCTCAAGAAAAAAAATTAAAAAAACATTCAAAACATCATAGTGCAAAACATATGAGTGCAATGAAAAAAGACATGAAAGCAGGAAAGTCTTTTAATCAATCTCACAATAAAGCTATGAAAAAAGTAGGTAAGTAATGGCAACTAGCGGAACAACTACATTTACATTAGACCTTGGTGATATCATGGAAGAAGCTTATGATCTTGCTGGTCTTGAAATGCGTAGTGGCTACGATTATCGTAGTGCCAAGAGATCGCTTGATTTAATTTTTCTTGAATGGCAGAACAAAGGTCTTAACTTATTTACAGTTGTTACTAGCACACAAACTTTAACAGAAGGTCAGGCATCATATCCTTTACCAGCAGATGCATTAGAAGTTATAGATGTATCTTTGCGAACAGATTCAGGAGATGTAGATAATCAAAAAGATACCAGGCTAACTAGAATATCAAGAACACAATATAGTCATATAGCTAACAAACTATTAAAGTCCAGACCTACACAGTTTTATGTAGAAAAGTCTAGTTCAGCTAACAACTTAGTATTATGGGCTACACCTGATAACGCAGAAACATATACATTAGTTTATGATTATGTAGCTAGAATAGAAGATACAGGTAAACCAGCATCTAATAATGCTGACATACCTATTAGTTACTTACCATGTTTAACATATGCATTGGCTTATAACATAGCTTGTAAAAGACCTGAGTCAATGGAAAGAATACCAATGCTAAGAATGCGATATGATGAACTATGGAATGAAGTAGCAGATTCACAAAGAGAAAGAGCTAATCTAAAGTTAGCTCCAAACTTGAGGCATTATTAATATTAACTGGTAAATACTTATGGCATATGCAAAAGGAACAAAAGCTTTAGGCGAATGCGATAGATGCGGATTTAGTTATTTATTAAATGAATTAAAGTATGAAGTTCAAAACGAAACTAAAAATGGTTTGCGTGTATGCTCTTCATGTTTAGACCCAGACAATCCACAATACCAATTAGGTAGAAACGTAGTAGCTGATCCACAAGCATTGTTTGATCCAAGACCAGATAGAGGAGACTTTAGAAGTCTATATACAGTAGCAGTATTTACTCAACCAATAGAAAGTAAAGTAGGGAGTGTAACAGTAACAACATCATGAGTTTCACATATACAAGTTTAAAACAAGCTATACAAGATTACACAAACAATACTGAAACATTATTTGTTAACAATCTTGATCGCTTTATACAACAGTCAGAAGAAAGAATATTTAAGAATGTAAACTTACCTGCATTTAAAAAGAATGTGTCAGGTACATCTACAGCAGGTAATGAGTTTCTTTCTACACCATCAGACTTTATGGCTCCATTTTCTTTAGCTGTAGATAATTCTGGTTTAGAACATTTAATGTTTAGAGATTTACCTTTTATAAGAGAATCTTATCCTGATGCTAATATAACAGGAGTGCCAAAGTATTATTCATTGTTTGATGAAGATTCAATGATTATGGCACCAACACCTAATAATGATTTTAGATTTGAGCTAAGTTATTTTTATAGACCAGACTCTATTACTGTTTCATCAGATGGAACATCATGGCTAGGAACAAATGCACCTAATGCATTGTTGTATGGAGCTTTAGTAGAAGCTTATACATTTATGAAAGGTTCACCAGATATAATGCAAAACTATCAACAAAGATTTGAAGCTGCAATAGATAGGCTTAAAAATGTTGGAGAAGGTAAAGATACTAAAGATAACTTTAGATCAGGACCAGTAAGAAGGAGACCTAATTAATGTTACAAACACAAACAGAAGTAATGGATGTACAAGTATCCACAACAAATAATAGAGGACATGATCCTCAGTTTTGGGTAGACAGAGTTATGGAAAGATTACTTTCTGTAAGCGAGAATGCTGATCCTATAGTAAAAGAGCAAGCAAAAGCTTTTAAAGATAGCATTCAAGCATTATTATTATTTTATATAAAACAAGCAATTCAAAGTGATAGAGCTACTGTTGCAGGATTGTTAGATAAACAAGGTCATAAAGATATGGCTGATATTATAAGGAGACTTTAAATGGCTATAGTACAAGCAATGTGTAACTCGTTTAAGCAAGAAATCTTAACAGCTACGCACAATTTTTCAGCAGGTACGCATAACTTTAAATTAGCATTGTACACAAGCTCTGCTACTTTAGGTGCATCTACAACTGCATATTCTGTTACTAATGAAGTAGCAGGTACAGGATACGCAGCAGGCGGTGGTGCATTAACAAGCGTAACTCCTGTATTAGATGGCTCAACTGCTGTTTGTGATTTTAATGATCTTACTTTTGGTAGTTCAACAATTACAGCTAATGGAGCATTAATATATAACACAAGTGCAGCTAATAAAGCAGTTTGTGTACTTGCATTTGGTACAGATAAAAGCAGTACAGCAGGAGACTTTACAATTCAATTCCCTCCAGCAGATTCTGCTAATGCGATTATAAGGATTGCATAGTGGCAAGTGTAACTGTAATAGTTGGTGGTAACTCTGGAACTAGCCAATTAGGAGCTGTTTCAAAACTACCAATAGAAGTAAATTTAGCTGGTGCAATAGGATCAATCGGATTTACAACTGCAAACGTATTAGCAGGAACAGGAATTACAGTTATACCAACAGGCGTAAGTGCAACAGGAAATGTAACAACGCCTTTAATATGGCAAAAAATTAACGATACACAAAACCCTAACTGGACAATAATACCGAACTAACATGGCAACTTTTGTAAACAATTTAAGATTAAAAGAAATAAATACTGGTGACGAGTCAGGTACCTGGGGTGCTTCGACTAACACTAACCTTGAGTTAATAGGTGCAGCTCTTGGTTATGGCACTAAAAATATGTCAGCAGATAGCAACACTACCTTTACTATGCCTGACTTTTCAAATGATGGCGTTAGATCAATGCATCTTAAAATTACATCAGGAGTAGCTTTAACTGCTACAAGAGAAGTAACACTAGGACCAAACACAGTTTCAAAGTTTTGGATTGTAGAAAATGCTACAACAGGCGGACAATCCTTAACACTTAAGCAAGGAAGCGGAAGTACAGTCAGCGTGCCTAATGGTGGTAGCGTTGCAATATATACAGAAGGATCAGGTGCTGGAGCTGGTGTCAAAGATTCACTAGCTAATATTAATATTACAGGTACAGGAGTTTTTACAAACTTAACAGCAGCTTCTGCTGATATTAATGGCGGAACAATAGATGGTGCAGCGTTAGGTTTATCATCAGCAATAACAGCACTTACAGTAAATGGTAATGTATCTATAGATGGCGGAACAATTAAGTTAGATGGAGATTCTCCAATAGGAACAGGAAATGTTTTCTTAGGTAATAATGCAGGTGCTAATGCTACTGGTTCAAATCTTTTAAATGTTGCTATAGGATCAGAAGCATATTCAACAGCTACATCAGGGTCAGGTTCTGTAGCAATAGGGTATGGAGCATTACAAGATGCTACATCTATTGGAAATACCGCAGTAGGAGCAA